GTTTGATAGACCCCACCCCAAAACCGCCGCTCCGGCCCGCGTAGACGGTCCACCAGCGCAGTGAGCGGGCTTGCAGAGGGGAAGGGTAGGCCGCGCGACCGCGAGCGCCTCATGCGGACGTTGTCGCAGCGCGCATCGCGTTAAGCGGGAGCGATCGCGCAGCTTTGGCCTGGCGCCGCTCGATACGCCATTGCGCTTCAATCAACCGCTGCCGCCGCTCCGCGTTTCGCTCGCGCTGGAAAATGGCCTGAACGACCTTGCGATTGCGCGGCATGTCGGCGGTGACGCGCGGCCGAAACATGCTGATCAGCCCGCGTGTGGCGCGTATCCAGAGCGGAACATGCGCCTTGTGTTTGTACCCTTCCAAATGCCAGTGCGAGAGGTAGCTGAACGCGCCGTGCGGGTACTTATCGTCAAACACCTGCGTGGTGTCATAGCCCTCACGCACGTCCTTGCCAGTGAAGGTCATGCGCGAGCACACGAGTCCCGCCGGATCGACGCCCATGCGCATCACGCCGATATGGAACTTGGGGAGCGTGCCCTTGCTATAGCCCGCCGTGGCGAGCTTGATAGCCGGCGTGATGAGGGGAAATTGAATTTTGTCGATACGATGGAAGCGGACGGTGTATTCGATTAGCGATTCGCGCAGTTGCTTATCGACCTGATTCACGTGCTGCATGATGTAGTAGACATCCCAGCCGAACTTGCGAGCGTGAACCAGCCAATCCAACACCGGTTGCCGCGACGGATCCGAAAAGCTGCGCGCGTTGAGCCACGTGCCCATTTCATCAAGCACCAGAACACCGTTCTCGTCCTCGTTGAAATCTTTGCCGATATGCGGCTGGCCATCCTTGGCGATCCAGATGCCAGGGTTGCCGCTACCGAGCGCAATCAGATCGCGCACAGTCGGCTTGTCAGGAATGCGAATCGGACAAGCCCTGCAATCGCGCGGCAACAGCTTGTCAACATGCAAGTTCAGATTGGTCGCAACCCGCCGACCCTTGAGCATCGCATCACGCATGATGCGCACAGCGCCCGAGGACTTGCCCGTACCTTTCTTTCCGACCAGCGCATAGTCGCTCATGACATCACACCATCTTCATCAAGATGTTGAGCGTGCGAACTTTCCAGACGTACAGGCTGCAAGCCGTGAAGGCCGCAACCCAGCAAGAAAACGCAATCGACGTCACGCTATTGAAGATCAGGCCGACGCCCATGCGCAGCGCGTTGCCATACTTGCCACCAAACACGCTCACCGGCACACACGAATTGATGCAGGAGACGAACGACATGTATAGCGCAGCAAGCAGCCCGAGCGAAATGACCACCATCGCCAGCGCCCATGCCTTCCGTACATCGAAGAACTTCAAAAAGACGTTGACGAGAAAATTGAATAGCGCGAGCAGAAGACCGGAGAGGATCGGCATTTTTCGTTACTCCGTTACGAGAATCAGGACGCTGCCGTACTCTGCGCCGTGTCCTTGACCATGAACACCGCCGACAGCATCAAACCGAACGCGACGATCAAACTCATGATGTCCTTCGCGGCGTAGTACCAATCGCAAATCGCCGGCGACACCGTGATGTGGTTCTGCGGATCGACAATCGTCGGCGGCGTGCATGTCTCCGTGCCAAAAGTCGGGATCATGTTGAGGATCGTGAAGAAATGCGCGGAGCTTGATTGATGCTGCGCGTCAACCTGCGCCAACTGCCCATTGGCAGCCGACTCAAGACCTGACTCCGCTTGTGTCATGGCGCTCGTTTGCGTTTGCTGCGCACTATCGACGTCGGATTGTTGCTTTGTGCCAGTCTCATCAATCTGACACTTCGGGCTGCCGGCAATGCCGAGACCGCAAGGAATCGGCGACGAAGCGGGCGGCGGATTGGCCGCCACCGACGAAGCGGAATTCGGATCAGTCGTCGTGGTCGGCGTTGTTGTCGTTGTAGTCGTGCTCGTTGTGCCGTCCGGGTTCGTGGTGACCGTCTGACACGCCACCGCCACCGGCTTACTCGCCAACGTGGTCGCATCGCTGTTAGGCGAGACCGTGCAACTCGTCTGCGATGTCGTCGTGCCCGCAGCCGTCTGCGTAGTCGTGGTAGGCCCCGCTACCTTGCCGTCGGCGGGACTCACAATCTGCGCGGGCAATGCCTGCGTGCTCGGGTCCTGTAGCCAAGCAGCCCGTTCCGTCCAGGGCTCGAACCCCCAATAGTCCTTTGCGCGATCAGGATTGCCACTGAGCACCTGCGCAAGCTTGGGCGACAAATCCGGATACGTCACAGGCTGAAAAGTCGTGGGAGCATTTGGAGCGGGAGAACAACCACCCCCCGATGACACATAGTTCATCGCACAGCCCGCCCGCCACACCTGTATCGTAAATACCCCCTGATTCGGCGCCCCAGGATTCATCACGGACACATACACACAGGCACCGCCGTTACACGTCCCACCAGCCATCCCCTGAACTGTGTAGCCCGCCGCCGCCGCCGCCGCACCAGGGCTGTCTCGCGGTGCAGCCGGATCAACCCAATAGCTATAACCATCAAAGCCCACGTCACCCGATGCCGGATTCGACACCGTTTGCTTGCACCAGCCGTTCGGACTAGTCGTGCATTGGGTAATACCGTACTTGATCAAATCAACCGCCAGCATCGCCACAATCAATGGCCCGCTAGACGTAACCGCTCGCCCCGCAATCGTCGCAAGCGGGATCGAACGCAACTCATTGATCGCCACCGAGCCCAAGATCGTCGAGCCACGGCCAATCGCAACACTACCGGCTTCCGCCACCTGCAAGCCCGCAGGGCTGGCCGTCACCACCTGCGCAGTGTTGCGCACGAGATTCGGCATCAACTGGCCGAGCGTCATGTTCACCTGCGCATCGGCCTCGCGACACGCACTGAACAGAAAAAGAAAAGCGGCCAGTGCGAACAGCACCAGCCGCAGAAGAGGTCCGCCCCTATATCCGGATGCAGCGACCTTCATAGGCGTGACAGGCATAGAAGACCTCGTATTGGGGATCAAGAGTGGTTCCACACGCGGCGAGCGTGATGCCCGCCCCGGGGGGGGTGTGACCCCCGCCGCGAGGGCAAACAGGCCGAGCCGCATTACTTGGACTTGCCGGCGACCTTCTTGAACATGCCCATGCCCCAGAAGCCGCCCACCGTGATGACGAGCAGAGCGAAACCAGCGGTGATGTAGGACGTGGCGCTGGAGTACAGGCCCTGAATGGCTTGCAGACCCGGGTCAGCCGGGGCGGTTTGCGCAGCAGCCAGACCCGACACCAGCACGGTCGATGCAGCGACAGCCACGGTAGCAGCGTGCTTCTTGATGGACGACAGATTGAATTGCATAGAACCTCCAGAAGAGTAAAAAAAGAAATCGGCGTAGGTCGCCACCCAATTCCCGAGTGCAGGGCCGCCGCGCCACGCTGCGCATGTCACAGCGGCCCTACACCCGTGAATCACGACAGGGACGTTTCCACGGCCCTGATGAAAATGCGCTGTTGTGTGCCAGCAGCCCAACCAATCGCCCACGCACACAGCAGCCAACCAATCAGCGACGTCATAGCTTGTGTCTCAAGTAGTGGAGAACATGAGCAACCAGACCCGTCACGAAGCGAAACACGACATAGCCCGCGAGATAGGGCCACACGTGCCGCAGCAACTCACCTAAGCCGCCCACCGATGAAGCCCAACGCGAACATCACGCAGATGCCGCTGTAGAAGAACAGTTCAGGGTTACTCAAGCCGTACATCTGCGACCTCCGCGTGCCTACATGTGGGCATCAACGTCAACACGGACAACACGAGTACCGTCGTCGTCATCCCGCACGCAAAGGACCAGATGACTTCGCGCAGGAAAACACTCATCGGCTTCTGCCACTGCGCGATCAGCAGGGCGAACCACGCGAACAGGAGCACCGTATTCAGAAACAGCAGCATGAGAATCCTCGCGCTCATGAACAGCGACCATCAAAGCCGCAGTACCCAGCCAAACGACAACCCAACACAACGCCGCCCGCGACATCAAATGCACCGCTTAACGAACCGACTGCCGAGCAGCACACCCACAAGCAACATGGCGAGCGCGCCAACGGACAAAAAAATCGCCTCACCCTCTGACATCGGCGGCGATACCGAAGCGGTGGAAGAACCGACGATGTAGCCAAGTAGAAATCCGAGCATCACCACACCCCCATCAATCCACCGAGGCGATAAAGCGCCAACCGCCCATGGTGATCACACACACCCGGTGCAAAATGAAACCGAAAGCCGAGGAAATCGACCAACTTGCCGCGAGCCCAAACCATGGGAAACGGCAACTGCATCGTCCTGTTGTTATGCGAATCAACCATCACGCCCCCCCCCGTTAACTGAAGAAGCCCGGCGAACCGGGCTTCGGGTGCAGCAGCGTTAGGCTGCCTTCCTTTCGCCGGATGCGGCGGAACCAGAGGGAGCGACGCGGGATGCGTTGAGCGCCTTGAGCGAGACAATGCGCGCGACCAACTCACCATCGCGCGAGACGAACAGCTTGAAATCGGCCACGTAGTCGCCGGGTACGGTGTCCTTGAGTTCATCGGCGACGTTCACGCGGCCAACCTTCATCTGTTCAGTGAGCGCGCCGGTGGCATCGGCCACACCTTCAGTGAGGATGCATTGCGCCTCATGCATGGAGTAAGGGCGACCGGTCTTTGCAGACACGCCGTTGCGGCTGTTGATAGCGATGATGGTCAGCTTTTGAGTGTTCGACATGGATGGCTCCGACGGATGAGCAAATTGGTGTATGGTTTACCTGTCACTCAAAACAGAGTTTTTCCGTTCGGAGTGACGAGAGAACATTACTTCGTTCGGAATGAACAAACCAATTGAGGATTTCTATGGAATACTCGGAATTGATGGACAAAGCCTTGCATGACCGGACGGTCAACAAGGCGGCGACAGAGATGGGAATCCCCCAGCCGAGCCTAGACCGATACGTCAAAGGCCAACGCCTGCCCACCTATGCAGCAGCGCTCATCCTCGCCAAGGAAGCCGGCGTAAGCGCGGCACAGGCCCTATGCGCAATCGCAGCAGAAGAGGCGAAACGCATGGGTATCTACGAAAACGTCAAGAAGGTTTTTCGGAAGCTGCTTAGCGCCGAGAAATTGAGGGTCAGTCAGGCAGCCTGACCCTTGCGCTAGGCAGTAAGCGAGGGGCTCAAAAAGGACCCTCTCCGCCAGCATTACTAGCGTACCGGTCAAACGGCGCCTAGTTCGAACAAAGCCCCGCCACTGGTGGGGCTTTGTCGTTTACGCATTCTCAGCAGTACCGTTAGCCTGAGTTTTCAGGCGTTTTGCGTCGCCATTCTCAGAGCGCTAGGGCGGCAGTACCGATAGCCAGTCTTGCTGCCGATATCGGTGGTGAATCAGGCGGGGATGAATCCGAGCAACTGGCGTTGGGTGGCCCAGTCGATGGGCAAGGGTACGCGTTGTCTGAGGGCATCCGAGGTCAGGTTCGGCGGTTGGGTGCCGTCCAAGATGGCCCGCACAATGTCGGGCGCGAGGAAGGCCCGGTATATGA